CCAGATAGATATGTTGTTCGTCATATGAACTACTTACAAATGCGTAGTGGTAACTTAGAGTTTATCGAAGAACAAAAGAAGATGATCAGTCCACTTAAGTTTGAGCAAGACTATATGTGTTCCTGGGAGTCAGTACAAGATCAGTTCTTTTATACGTTTAACAGAGCAAAGCATTGCAGAGATATCTTTGATAATTTAGGTGACATCTATACATTCCATGACTTTAACAAACGTGTGATGTGTGCAACTGTAGCACAAGTTACAAATCCAGGTGATATGAAAGGTACGATAGAGATACTTAAGTCATATGCAATTAAGAACTGTTCTACAGAAGACTTAGCAAAACAAATTAGAGAAGACTATCCTAGACGTAGAATCTTTTCAATCATCGATATGTCTGGTGCACAAACAAACAGAGATACTACATCGACATTCGGTGTAACAGATAGAACGATACTTGAGAAGTATGGCTTTACTATTATTAACAGTAAGCGATCTAATCCATTAATCAGTGACACTGATAACTCAAGCAACGCATTCATCAATCGTGGTGGACTTGTGATTAGTCCATATGACGTACAATCAATTGAAGCATTACAGAGTTATCATTTTGAAGATGGTACACGTAAGAAGTTAGTCAAATACACAGATGCAAAGTATTCTCACATTGACGGACTCGGTGACTCAATTCGTTATGGCATACATCATTTGTTTCCAGTCCAACATGACAGTTGGGGTGGAGCAGATTACGTAGGTAATGATCAACGTATAAGCAGAGCAATGCAACCAGGCTTAGAACATGAACCCTATAGTCCATTATATGAGGGAGGTCCTACGTGGGAAGAAATTATGGGTCAACGTGACGAAGATATCGATCATGTTATTTGGTAGTATATTTTATTTTTAATCGTTATTTTTTATTAGGTATAAATACATTATGACAGAACACAACTTTGATACAAATTACAGCGAGTACGAAAGTCTGCCAGACTTAGAAAAACGTTTAATCAGGTATAGTAGAATCATGTATGATTTATCAATGCCAGGTCAAATTCGCAAACACGAACACACATTCACACACTATAAAAAACAAATGATTGCTCTTAGATATCAGTATGCACAAATTAAAGGCAATGATTCATTTACAGAAAAAGTAGATAACTTAATTATTAAAGTAGACAAGTTAAGAGAAATAGAATACAAATCTTAGGAGATTATAAAATGGGAACAAGAACACCAATAGATGAAAGACTCTACAGAAAAACAATTATAAACGAAACAACTGGTTGTTGGGAATGGCAAGGTGGTATTAACAATATCGGCTATGGCATGATCAAAGATACAGAATTCAATAACATGAGAACAACGCATCGTGTCTCATACGAAGTAACTCATGGAAAAATACCTAAAGGTAAGTGTGTTTTACATACATGCGATAATCCTCGTTGCGTCAATCCAGATCACTTGTTTGCTGGATCGCTACTAGATAACACACGAGACATGATTAAGAAAGATAGACATAATCATTACGGTAGTAGAAGCAAACAAAAATGCGATCATTGTGATATGGTAGCACAAAAAGGTTTACTTGCTCGTTGGCACAACGATAACTGTAAACATAAAAAGTAACTTTAATATATAAATACAATATTGAGTTATAAATAACATCATACATTCTAGGAACTTTAATACATGAAGTCAAGGTCACTCTTAAAACAAAATCCACTATATGCCGCTATGTTGCCGCAGATGCTATCGTATCAACATGCGTATCTAGGAGGTCTACAATTCAAAAGAGAAGTTCGTAGAAAGCGTCCATCAGAAGATTCAAATCTTTACCAAGATTTAATTGAAAACACAGTTGCTCAACCTATCTGTCGTTATGTTGTTGACACAATCAACGATGTAGTTTTTGAACCAGGCGTAAAACGTGATCTTAAGTTTGCTACCCCACAAGGCAAAGCAATCGCACCAGACAACATAGACTGGGCACAACTTTTAACACTTGATGCTGATCTACAAAACAGAACAATGGATGCGTTCATGGAGAATGTAGGTGATCTATCATCTATCTACGGACAGTGTTGGGTATTCGTAGACATGCCTCAACAAAGCGAAGGCAATCTAGGCAGACCATATGTAGTTGCACTTAATCCTATCTCAGTATGGGATTGGGAATACGAAATCTACGGTGGCAAGCCTTGCTTAAAATACATTAAAGTATTAGAGAACGAAGACGATGATGCTTACTACTTTAAGTGTTATCATTTAGGAACAGAAGAATATCCATCATATTGGATTAGTTATGAAGTAAGCAAAACTGCACAAGAAGATGAAGATGCAGAAATCATAGCAGAAGGTAACTATCCAGAAGGTATGGGCATACCAGGATTCATGGCATATGCCAAACAAGATCCAAGATCAATAGACTATGGTATCTCAGATATCGACTCAGCCTCAGATGCTATGAGAGAATACTACAAGTTAGAATGCGATGCATACACATCAATTCAGTTTGCTAAAACATTAATTAGAGCAGACAAAGGCGTATCAGTACCAGCACAAGCTGGTTCAATCGTTAGAGCAACTCAGGGTCAACTTGAGACTATCCCTGTAGACACAGGCGATGTCGAAAAGACCATGGCTAAACAGAAAGAAGTTTTAGATCAAATAGAAAACTTAACTGGCTTAGGTGGACTAAGATTTAGCAGACACAATGTACAATCTGGTGTTGCTATTATCGAAGAACGCAAAACTCTACACAGAGTAGCAAAAGCAAAAGCTAGGCTCATGGAAATTGCTGAAGAACAAATCTTTACATATGCGGCACGTTTTATGAACATGCGTTGGGCAGGTGAAGTTATCTATGCAACTGACTACGACAAACACGACACAAATTACAGAATTGCTATCTATAGAGAAGCAAAAGCATTAGTACCAGAAAATGAAATGGTAGATGCTATGATCACAAAAGATGTGATTGCTATGTTAGCACCAGACGAATCTATTGCTCAATACGAACAAGCATACATTGACACAGTTACAGATCCAGCTATTAAAAAGCTAATGACTGATGACAATGAAAGAGTTCTATCACGTGATCTTCAATCACAAATCCCAACTGGTTATGACTACGAAGGAGTTGATGATGGAAGTTATGAAGTAGATGAATATGGTAGTTCAGGACCTGGAGTAGCTATTCAGAACACTGGACCATCTTATGAAACACAACAAGCAATTGCTGTGCAATTAAACGGCATGAACACAGGCCGATAAATATTGTGTTAACCAATAATCGTTTATTACGTAAAATAGGAGAAATTAATGATTGATGAAAATATCGGTGGCAACGAACAAGCCCTGCAAGAAGAAGCAGTAGTGAGTGGAGACAATAATGTTGAATCTCAAACTTCAAGTGATAATGTAAACCCAAGTGCTATACGCAAATCACAAACTCAAGGCATTCTAAATGCATTGAGCAGAGCATCAGGACAAAACTTAAGTTCAGTCGAAGATGCAGTTGCGTTTATTGCTAAGTCTACAGCATCACAATCCGGTGGCAACGTACAGCCAGTGGAGCAACGTCAACCAGAGCAACAGACTCGTTCTGTTTCTAATAATGATTTGCAAGAACAGTTTCAGAATTTACAAAAACAGCTATCTCAAAAAGAGACGGCTTTAAAAGGTAAAGAACTAGAATCTGATATCATGCAGTCAATGGGTGATCGTTTTGATTCTGATCTTACAGAGTATGCTATGCAAAAAGTTAAGTCTAATATTCAATGGAATGATGACAGCACTTACAGCATTGTAAACGCTAAAGGACAAGAACGATACGGACAAGACGGCATGCCACTTACTATAAGGGATTTAGTTGAAGAAGTAGCACAAGGTAACCCAAAGTTACTCAAGCAAACATCATCAACTCAATCAGGTTCCGGTTTAAGACCGGGTCAGACTAGATTCGCAGGTAGCGACCTAGATGCTGTTCCAGACTATACTAAAGATCCAGCCGCTTTTAAAGCATGGAAAACTAAGAATGGTTTTGGTAGAGGCGGTGGACTTAAAATGTCTGGCGTAACAATATCTGACTCAAGTCCCAAACGGAACTAATTGTTTAAGCCAATATAATATTTTTAAAGGAGATTAATCATGGCGTATTTACTAAACGGTGCAAATGGAGAAGCAAACGGTTTTACAACCACTATAGCTAACTTCGCACTAGAAGCGATGCACGAATCGCAGGGTCTTGTAGACTATACAAGAATCGTTTCCCCTAACCAAGGCGACACTTACTTAGTACCAAATTTCGGTGCTATCACTTATGAAGACTATAACCCGGGTCTTACACCAGCCGGCGGATCAGGTCTTCCACCAGCAACAGAGCAAAACCCAGCAATGACACAGGCAGCCATCCAAGCAACACCTGCAGTAGCAGCCACGGCTTTTGATGTTTTCTACGCATGGACAACTTCATTCGAACTAGCGGCAACGCTTGGTGAAGAATTAGGTGGATCATACGGCGAAAAAGTTGACCAACGTGTATGTGCGGCTTTCGTGCGTACTGGTGGTGCAGTAGCTGGAACAACTGGTTTCAAAAACACACCAGGCAACACAGCGGCTATTCCAGCTGTTGGTGATGGCTTTGCAGTCATCAGTGAACTAGGTGCAATGGAACTTCAAGTAGACGGCGGCGATATTACCGGTGGTACTGCTGGTTTTATTTCTAACACAGTTCTAGGACTTGTTCAGTTAATTAAACAAAACTATGTTGTTGCAAAACTTCCTGGAACACCTATTATTGTTTTAGATTCTAATGGTGCTACACCTGCAGGAGTTAACAATCAAGGTTCTTCAATGATCAGAGCATTATCTGAACTATCTGGCGGAGCAATTCAAACTGCCCCAGGTCAAGGTGGATCAGCAATTACTTCACTTGGTGAAGAATTACTTGCTACTGGGACATTAACAAATCTATATGGATGTAGAGTTATTTTCTCTAACTTCTTAGTAGATGTCGTTGCAGACGCGGGTGGAGCAACTCCAACTAACGGTAACGTTAACGGACAGGCTGTAGCTGTTAAAGTAGGAGCTTACTTCCACGAAACAGCATTGTTCACAGTTCTTAAAGAAGGACTTCAGATCAAAATGGGCGAGAAACCAGGTGGACTACAAATGTGGTTAACTGGACTTGCGTATATGGGTGCTGGAGTTGCTGACGTAAGACGTGGTGGTGCAATTAATATTTCTCAAGGTTAATTAAATTTAATAAAATAGGATAGTATAAAATGTCAGTACCTTTTCAAAGAATCTCAAATGCAACAGTAGCAGATATCATATTTTATGATCCTGCGGCTGAACGCCGTGCGGCTCAAATGCAAATCGATTGGGACACTTACTTTAATGTAGGGTCGCAAGAAATCTTGTATACACTTGAGTTTGGATGGTGGCCTGCATATGTAGATGCTACGACAGGTAGCACTTTATACGCTAATTTACCGAATGGGCAATTAATCTCTTCATTCAATCCTAATCTTTTGATTAAGAGCGATCAAACTTTAATTCGTCTCGACACCTTCAAAGCTGTTGAGACGTTTTATTCTAGTTTGGTATCTGATACTAGTAATGTTAACTCTGTTGACACTGCTAACTATAATCACGCTTTAGAAAGATATGAGAAAGAATACGAGAAAGCCCTTCAACTTATGAATTTTTATGACTTGTATCAGGATGCTCCTGAAGGACCAACAACTAAATTGGAAGAGAATTGGACAGCAGATGCTGACTTCTTCAATAACAATAGGAGATGGTTCTAAATGGCATTAAGCAATCTGCCACTAGTTGACAAAGCAAAGATAGTAACATATTTGCGAGAAGTCGCAAAGATACAGACACCAATCATTGAAGTGTCTGCTAACTATCCTTCTGAAGACTCTACAATTGCATATGGACTTTATGTCGATGATGTAACTGAGAACAGCAGAACAGTTAATCAATTAGCAGTACAGAAATGTGGTTCAATGTATGATGCTGTAGATGAATTTAATATTCTTTACATATCATTTCAAAACGATCCACAAGCGCCAGTCATACTAAACGCTATCAATAACTTGGCAGGTAATGTCAATTTCTTTGATGGATATACATCAGTTGAATATAGCAGAGATGTTACAATTGGTAACAAAAGCGAAATACATACCTATACATTTAATTTAACTAGACTAGAATTTAATAACGCTATCATTTCTTAAGGAGAAAACAACATGGCTAGAATAACCGTAAATACAACAGGCTTTCAACCGCATATTTACTTGACATCGAACACAGATACCGGCAATTTATACAACGGTACTGGTTCAGTTAATTGGGTATCAACGGAAGATGCTTTAGACGTAACTTGTTTACAAGACATTACTGTGAATAACAGCACAGGCATATTTTCTTGGGTAGATTTCTGCTCAACAGATATGAACAAAATAACCACCCCAGCAGATAACTCTATTTCTACAAATATTGTTATTGATGCAACTGATTTCTTCGGAGATTCAACTGCAACTGATCCATCAGCACAATTTTCTGGTGTGAACGGACTGGCATCTACTAAAACCTATGTTCAATGGGTTCTAGTGATGGACGGAGCACTTGACGCTGATACAGCGTTAAGAACCGGCGATGCTCAAGCATACTGGTATAGAGGAACTGGATATATTACATCCATTGCCCCTACAGTATCGCCTGACTCACCTGTCTGGGTATCACCAATGGAAATAGCTGTAACAGGCTCATTGACTACTGGCAGAGTTACTGGATAATAACTTGTAATAAAACAATCGTAGAGACGCTGTAAAAAGCGTCTTTACTTTTATTTGAGTCTTACTACTCGTAAGGCGAAAGAATCGCTTAGAACGCATTACAGTGCGTCTCAGGCATATAATTAACTATTGAACTCAAGGATAACAAATGACACAAACAAACGATGTCTGGTTAAAATCAGACGAAGACAAACTTCAATCATTAATCGCTGACGAAGCGAAAATGATACCTATGTTAGATAACATGGGTGCTACTATTCGTCAACTTAAAGCAAAACAACAATTTAGACTAGCACTTTTAAATCAAGTACTAGAAAGCCTTACCGGCGACACTAAATACAATAGCAAAAACAATTCATAGGAGAATTAACAAATGAAACTATCAGAAATATCAAAAGAGCCTAAGCTAGTCGAAATTAGCTTAGATGACAAAGAAACAATAGCAGAATATGGTGAGGCTCTAGTATTTCATACTTGGGACCGACAACCCATGGAAATTTTTATGCAACTTGCTAATGTAGATCCTTCAGAGAAAGGATCAGCAACGATTATAAATATTGTAAAGGATTTAATACTTGATGAAAAAGGCAAGCCGTTACTAACTGCAAAAAACATGTTACCTTCTCATATATTACTTAGAGTAATTACGAAGGTCACAGAATCGTTGGGGAAGTAACAAGCGAGGCATTAGATGTAGAATCTGCAAAAATGACCTCGATTATGCAGATAGATTCACTAGGTAAAAGATATGCTTTATTGCCTAGTGAAGTGTTAAAAAGAGCAGACTCATTTGATCTGTTCATTATGGATGCGGCAATGTCATTTGAGCATTATCATAATAAAAAATCTAGTACTGGTAAAGCACCAATACCGGATTATACAGTAGACGAATTGAAAGCAATGAAAGGAAAATAGATGGCTGACATATTTGACATACAGAAAAGTAAAGATACTATAACTCCTAGTTTAAAAAAATTAGTTAAAGAGTTAAACAAAAAGGTACCTCAAGTTGCTTACAAGTCCTTTGTAGAGAACACACCACGTGGAAAAACAGGTCATGCTCAAAGCAATACGAAACTTGCAGGAAGTACGATTGTTGCGGCGTATCCATATGCTAGAGTGTTAGACAATGGCTCAAGTCCTAAAGCACCAAAAGGTATGAGTAAACCAATGATTCAAGCAGTAGACAAATACATTAAGAAAATCTTAAGGCGCAAATAAGGAAATATTATGGCAGATTTAAACTATACAGTCGCAGTCAATACAAAAAATGCTCAGAGCAGTCTTAATGGCTTAGAAAAAGCAATTGCTGGTATTGGTCTTGCTTTAGGTGCTGGACAAGTTGTACAATTTGCTGATAGTATTACAAGTTTAGGTAACAGACTAAGAACAATAACACCAGATGCTAGTGAAGTAGAAAAACAGTTTAAAGCAATTGCTGGTATTGCAATTAATTCTCGTGCACCATTAGAACAAGTTGGTGATCTATTTTTTAGAATAGCACGAGCAAGTGGTACTCTTGGTATCAGTATGAAAGAAACAGCAGTAATTACTGACTCTCTTTCTAAAGCAATATCATCTTCAGGCATAAGTGCCGCTGAAGCCGCAGGTCCTTTGCTTCAGTTAGGTCAAGCACTACAATCTGGTCGATTCCAAGGTGATGAATTACGTTCTATTTTAGAAGGTATGCCAATTGTCACAGAAGCCCTTGCAAGAGAATTAGATGTCCCTATAGGACAATTAAGAAAGTTAGGTTCTGAAGGTAAGATTACAGGTCAAGTATTTGTTGACGCCATGAGAAAAGCCAGAGACAGTATTGTAACTGCATTTGCTAACACTGTACCAACAATAGCAGGTGCATTTGAAGAAGTCCAAACAGCATCTAAATTAGCATACAACGAATTTGAACAAAATTCACAAGCAGGTAAAACTCTTGCCATATCATTAGAATTACTAGCAATGATGATTTATAGAGCAGGACAAAACTTTGATGAATTTGCAAAATATCTAAAAATTGGTTTCCAACTAGCAATGGTTGCGGCAAATTTCTTCTTAATTACTAAAGCATTACAAGGATTAAGATTAGCATTTGCAGGCGTTGTAGGTATTGGTAAAGCAGTTGTAAAGTTTTTTAAAGAAATCGGCAGTCTCGGAGGTGTTGTTAAAACAGCCGCTTCGGGTCTTAAAGATGCATTTAAAGGATTAGGTTCAGGAACAAAAAGCATATTTAAGAGTCTATCAATAACAGCACGAAATTCTTTAAATGCTGTTAAATCTTTTCTGAAGGGAACACAAAGAAGCACGAACGAGTTTGGCAAAGTCACAAAACTAGGATTTAGATCAGTTACTTTACTATTAAAAAGATTAGGTGCTAGATTTAAGTTTTTAGGAGATGCCGCAATAAAAACAGGCAAAGTTCTAGGAGGCTTTGCAATAGGTGTTGGAAAAGTATTTACATCCGCATTTGGAAAAGCACTAACAGTATTAGGAAAAGTAAAAGAAGGAATAATATTCTTAGCATCAGGTGCTTTAAGTTTCTTAGGCATTGACAAATTAACTGAAGCAGTTGGAGAATTAAAT